GCTATCACTGAAGATATAACTGAGGCTAAAAAAATATTTCAAGATAAGATAAGACAAGTCAGAGGACCTCTTTTAGATGCAGAAGATGTTATATACATGAAAGCATTAGAAGCCGATGATGCATCTGCTAAAACTGCAAGTGTAGCTAAGAAAAAGAAACTTAGAGATGCTCCTGCAGCAAGTGCTATCACAAGCGCAGATACAATCGATAAGTTAAAAGCCGCATGGGACAGTGATGTTTTAGGAGCGAGTCCTTATAAATAGAATAAAATAAGGATTTAAGTAATGGCAGCTCCTAATTCAAGAGGCACTTTAGCCGATTATTGCAAAAGACGTTTAGGCGAACCAGTTATCGAAGTCAATATTGACGAAGATCAAGTGGAAGATCGTATAGACGAAGCGCTACAGTATTACAGAGAATTTCATTCTGATGCAACTGTAAGAACGTATCTTAAGCATTTAGTTACAGCTACCGATGTCACTAACCAGTATATACCTTTAGCAAATAATATAATATTTGTTTCTAAGATGTTTCCTGTTGCAGGCGGTATTGTTGGAGGTAGCGGAATGTTTGATATAAAATATCAAATGATGCTAAATAATATTCATGATTTAATGAACTTTGCTGGCGACCTAGCATACTATGAGCAAATGCAACAGTATCTCTCAACATTAGACATGAAATTAAATGGTACACCACAAGTTCAGTTTTCTAGAAGACAAAATAGACTTTATGTATTTGGCGATTTTATTGATGGCGATATTCAAGAAGGTGATTACATTGTAGCTGAAGTTTATACAGAAATTAGTGATAGCGACCACACTTCTATATTTAATGATATGTTTGTAAAAGAATATACTACTGCGTTAATTAAACAACAATGGGGTCAAAACTTAATTAAGTTTGAAGGAATGCAATTGCCAGGAGGAGTTATTCTAAACGGAAGACAAATATATGATGATGCCACTGCAGAAATAGCAACTCTAAGAGAAAACATAAGATTAGAACACGAATTTCCACCAGACTTTTTCGTAGGTTAACATGGCAACCAGTTTATACTTCAGTCAAAAAGTAAAGTCAGAGCAAAACCTCTATGAAGATATAGTCATTGAGGCATTAAAGACCTATGGCCAAGACGTGTATTATTTACCGCGTGATATTGTAAATGAGGACACTATACTTGGTGACGACCCAGTTTCAAGTTTTAATTCATCTTATATGTTAGAAATGTATATTGAAAATACAGAAGGTTTTGAAGGTGAAGGAGATTTGTTTACAAGATTTGGAGTAGAAATACGAGATGAAGCTACATTTGTAGTATCAAGAAGAAGATGGTCTGATGCTGTTTCAAGATATGATAATGAAATAACAATAGATAGACCTGCAGAAGGTGACGTAATATATCTTCCTTTAAGTAAATCTTTTTTTCAGATATCTCATGTAGAACATGAACAACCTTTTTATCAATTAAGTAATCTACCAGTATTTAAAATGAGATGTCAACTATATGAATACACTGGAGAAAATATTAACACTGGTGTTGATGTACTTGATGATCTAGATGCTAAGTACGCATACAAATATATTTTAAGTCTTAATAATATTAGAGACAGTGCACAACTAACAGCAACATTAAATTCAGGTTTACTAGCTAGTGTATCTATTGCAGATAGCGGTAATGGTTATTATGCAGTTCCAGCTGTTCAAATTATTGATTCAACTGGAGTTGGTGGTGCAGTTTCTGTTACAGTTGATAGTAATAGCGGTGAAATTAATGGAGCGACTATAACAAATCCAGGTACTGGTTATAGTAACCCATCATTTATTTTTTCCAGTCCTGCACCTACATTATTTAAAGTTGGTGAAACAATAATATCTCCAAGTGGTACTAGTACTATGAGAGGCGAGGTTATTAAATATTCTGATTCAGACAACAAGATTCATATCATTCATGCTGGGGCAGATGATGGTAAATACCACACTTTTGCAGCAGGAAAGAAAGTTGTTGGATTAACTACAGGTGCTGGTGGAGTGATTACTTTAGTAGTAGAAGATAATCAATTATCTAATAACGAACAAAACGATGATTTTTCAACTGGAGCAGATTTCATTGACTTTAGTGAATCTAATCCATTCGGCGATGTGAGTAATAACTAATGTTTGGTGGACACTTTTATCATTCCAAAACTAAAAAAGCAGTTGCTTTATTTGGTAGACTATTTAATAACTTATATGTTATTAGACAAAATTCATCTGGGGCAGTGATAAGTCAACTCAAAGTTCCGTTATCGTATGCACCAAAACAAAAGTATCTTGAAAGAATAAGAGAAAATCCAAGTTTAACAGATGATACTCAAGTTGCTATTAAACTTCCTAGATTATCTTTTGAAATTACTTCTATTGCGTATGATCCTACAAGGCAGTTAACTAAAGTTGGAAATTTTACTACAACTTCTTCTACAGGTGATACAACTAAAAGACAAAAGTTTTTTACGCCTGTACCATATACAATAAATTTTCAGTTAAATGCATATGCTAAATCACAAGATGACGCATTACAGATCATAGAGCAAATTATTCCTACGTTTAATCCGCAATATGCGTTAACTATAAAACCATTTGCTACTGAATATCCAGAATTTAAAGAAGACATACAAGTTATCATTCAAGGCGTTTCTTTTTCTGATGATTTCGAAGGAGCAATGGAACAAAGAAGAACAATAATTTACAGTATGGACTTTGAGATGAAGCTAAGTTATCATGGTCCAATTGCAGATACTAGTATCATAAGAGATGCTAAAGCAAAAATATTCGACATCAAAGCAGGTCTTAATGATTCTGATATAGGATTAGAAACAATAGTTGTTACGCCCAATCCTTCTTCAATTATAGGCCTTGATGATAGTGACTTTGGATTTTCCACAACAATTTTAGATAGTGCGAGTTAAAAATGTATGAATACAGATGTAAAGTAGTAAAGATAATCGATGGTGACACTGTCGATGTTGATATAGATTTAGGTTTTGGTGTATGGCTAAAGAAAGAGCGTATAAGATTATATGCTATAGACACTCCAGAATCAAGAACAAGAGATCTTGAAGAAAAAAAATATGGATTAGCTGCTAAGAAATTTTTAACAGGAATGCTAGATGATGAAGGCGGTATAAGGCTAAAGACACAAAAAGACGCTGAAGGTAAATTCGGCAGAATCTTAGGTGAATTATGGAGAACTACTAACTATGCTGATCAATCTATTAACGATTATATGGTAGAAAAACATCATGCAGTAAGATACTATGGTCAATCTAAAGATGACATTGAACATGAACATATTAAAAATCGTGAGTTAGTTATATTAAATGAGTAAAAAAGATATAGAAAAGTTCTTTCCTCCAGAAGAAAAGAACATTGATAATGATTACAAGTATTCAAGAGATACATATTATGAGCTTGTGGAAAAAGGTAAACAAAGTTTAGAGTTAATGATTGAGGTTGCACGCGAAAGTGAACACCCTCGAGCCTTTGAAGTATTATCTGGAATGATTAAAAATATTTCAGATGTAAACGATAGACTTATGGACCTTAATAAGAAAAAGAAAGAAATAGATAAAAAAGATGATATCAAAAAGGTTGCTAACACAACTAATAATCTTTTTGTTGGTTCCACCACTGAGCTTCAAAAGCTACTAAAGAATGAATCGGAAATAGTGAATGTCACTCCAAAACAGGAATGAAAACTATCTAGGAAATCCTAATATTAAAAAAGACGGTATTGTTTCTAATTTTAATGAGAAACAAGTACTCGAATATGCGAAGTGCATGAAAGATCCAGTGTATTTTGTAGAAAAATATGCAAAGATTATTTCATTAGATAAAGGTTTAGTACCATTTGAATTATATCCTTATCAAAAGAAAATGTTTAAACAATTTGAAAGTCATCGATTTAATATTGTATTAGCGTGTAGACAATCTGGAAAATCTATATCAGCTTGTGGTTATTTGTTATGGTTTGCATTATTTCAATCAGAAAAATCAATAGCGGTTTTAGCTAACAAAGGTGCTACTGCTAGAGAAATGTTAGCAAGAATAACTATTATGCTTGAAAATATTCCATTCTTTTTACAACCAGGATGTAAGGCTCTTAATAAATCAAATATAGATTTTAGTAATAATAGTAGAATTATTGCTGCGGCCACTACTGGATCTTCTATTCGTGGTCTTTCTATAAACTTATTATACTTAGATGAGTTTGCATTTGTTGAACGCGCTGCAGAATTTTATACGTCAACGTATCCAGTTGTTTCATCTGGTGGAGATACAAAAATTATAGTAACATCTACAGCAAATGGTATTGGTAATACGTTTCATAAGATATGGGAAGGATCAATACAAGGCGTTAATGAATATAAAAACTTTAGAGTTGATTGGCATGACGTTCCTGGGCGTGATGAGAAGTGGAAAGAAGAAACAATAAATAACACATCACAAATACAATTTGATCAAGAGTTTGGTAATACATTCTTTGGAACTGGTAACACATTAGTAAATGCGCAAACATTATTGAATTTAAGAGCTAAACCTGCAAAGAAATATTTAGAAGGTGGAGATTGTTTAATATATAAGGAACCAATAAAAGGACACGAATATCTTTTAGTTGCTGATGTATCAAAAGGAAGAGGCCAGGACTATTCTTCTTTTTCCATAATCGATATTAACCAGCGCCCTTTCGAGCAGGTGGTTGTTTATCGCAACAACACTATATCGCCTTTACTCTTCCCTAATATTATATATAAGTACGCGAATGTCTACAATGAAGCTTATTGCATAATTGAATCAAATGATCAAGGTTCTGTTGTATGTAATGGTTTATACTATGATTTAGAATATGAGAATGTTCATGTTGAATCTGCAGTGAAGGCAAATGCAGTAGGTATAGATATTAATAGGAAAACAAAAAGACTAGGGTGTAGTGCGTTAAAAGACTTATTAGAAAATAATAAGTTAACTGTCGTAGATGAACAAACGATTTTAGAAATTTCAACATTTGAAGCTAAAGGTCAAACTTACCAGGCCGCTATAGGTAATCATGATGATTTAGTTATGAATTTAGTTATGTTTGGTTACTTCGTATCGTCTGCATATTTTTCTAATTTAACCGATATCAATATTAAAGATATGATATTTAAACAAAAATTAAAAGAAATACAAGATGATATAGTACCTTTCGGATATATTAATGACGGAAGAGCTGAAGTACAAAGAGTAGAACCTACAGATGAACACCCTTGGGCCATTGAATACGATAGAGATCTGTAATATTATAAATAATGATAATAACAATTGAATATTCGTATAATGGTAATCGCATAAAAAAAGGAAAATAAGATGGCACTATCTACACCCTCCGAATCACCTGCGGTTGTTGTCAAAGAAATAGATCTGACTGGTGGCGTGCCTAATGTCCAGTCAACTACAGGCGCAATCGTAATACAATCTAGATGGGGTCCGGTAGAGCAAAGAGTTAAACTAAGTTCAGAAGCTGAACTAGTTGATGTTTTTGGCTCACCAGATTCTGCAACCACTAATTCGTTTCATCAAGCAAACTTCTTTTTGAAATACTCAAACGCACTTCAAACTGTAAGAGTTATAGATGGTTCTGCTAAAAACGCAGTATCAACAACTGGACAAACTGCAGCTGCAACAGCAGCAGGACTACCTACTGAAGTTGTAAAAAATGAAACAGACTTTAATTCACAATTATCTGGATTAGATTCAGATAAGCATACATTTGTAGCAAAATATCCAGGCACTCTTGGAAACAGCTTACAGGTTTCTATGTGTCCGCATTCAGGCGCTGACTCAGCTTTTAACGGTTGGGCATATGCTAATGAATTTGATGCTGCGCCAGGAACATCGGATTTTGGTACAAAAAATAATGGTACAAATGACGAAGTTCATGTAGCTATTATTGATAAAGCTGGTAAATTCACAGGCACTCAAGGCACTTTACTTGAAAGATACGCGTTTGCTTCAGTTGCATCGAATGCTAAAAATACTAACGGTACTACTAATTACATAAAAGACATTATCAATGAAAACTCTAAATATGTTTGGATGATTGATTTTGATTCTGATATGAAAAGTACATTAGCAAGTAAAGCTGCGGCTGGTACTGCACTAGACAGCGGAGATAACTTTACTAGAACCACTGGTTTGCAAGATTCAGATATAGACTTTAACTTTTCACAAGGTGTTGATCCTAGCGCAATATCGACTGCAAACACATTAGCTGGTTATGATTTGTTTGAAGATAAAGATCAAGTTGAAATTGATTTCTTAATTGCTAATAGACAGATATCTCGAGCAAGCGCCACAACTGTTGTAAATGATTTAGTAGCCACTGCTCAATCATTAAGAAAAGACTGTGTGGTTGTTACATCACCAGCACAAAGTGATATCGTTAATAAAACTTCTGCATCAGATATAGTAACAAATATTGTTGCAACTTCTGATACATTTACTAAGTCATCATACCTAGTAAATGATGGAAACTTTTTAAAAGTTTACGATAAATATAATGATCAATATATTGAAATACCTGCTGCTTCTTCAACTGCTGGTATCATGGCTGCTACTGATTTAAACAGAGCACCTTGGTTTTCTCCTGCAGGATCTCGAAGAGGGCAGTACTTAGGAATAACATCAATATCGTTTACACCTACTAAACCACAAAGAGATACTTTGTATAAAGCCGGTGTTAATCCAATTGCTAATATTCCAGGTGCAGGCGTAATACTATTTGGTGATAAAACAAAACTTGCAAGGCCTTCAGCATTTGATAGAATCAATGTTCGAAGATTGTTCTTAGTATTAGAAAGAGCAATATCAAGAGCAGCTGAACAGGTACTCTTTGAATTCAACGATGAATTTACAAGAGCTGAGTTTGTTAATATTGTCGAGCCAGTATTACGTGAAGTAAAAGGTAGACGTGGTATCACGGATTTCAGAGTAGTTGCAGATGCTACAAATAATACACCTGCAGTTATTGATAGAAATGAGTTTATCGCAAGTATCTTCATTAAGCCGGCCAGATCCATTAACTTCGTTACACTTAACTTTGTAGCAGTAAGAACTGGTGTCGACTTTGAAGAAGTCGTTGGCACAGTTTAGGAGGTAGAAAATGGCAGTATTAGGCGTAGATGATT